AGCGTGGTTACCGGTACTGATCCAATCAGTAGGATCATTGAAACCAATGCTGAGACCTTCAATACTTTTGGTAATATCTTTTCTAAACTTGCTAACATCAAATGGTTTGGCCACGGGCCCTCCTTATATATTAATCAATAAATGCTACATTATCTACAATAATCATTTTACCAGTACATGCCACATTGTATTTGGTAACACCATTTTCAATTGTGTTTTCAGCATAAACTGGTACACTGATCTTGAAATGTTTGACAAGGTGTTCGACACCATTTTCAAAAATACGCCATACTAAATCACTATCACCGTGTTTAGTATTATAACGAATATGGTATTGATTTGTTGTCATTTGAAAATATTCTTTCTTGCTAGTCTATCATTGAATGGAATCTTGTCAAGCATATCAGGACAACTGTCCGCAATTTGATCAAGTTCCCAATCATTGGGATAGTGTCTAAGCGCACCACGGGCACGATCACGGACGATAGACGGCACTCTGGGCGTCTTGCCCGGATCACATAGTTCTTCTAATAACTTTTTTCCTTGCTTTAATGCACGAAATCTTTCGTCTGGTAGTGTCATGGTAGTATCCTCAGTTAGGAGAGGGGAGTTTCCTCCCCTCAGTACTTTTAGGCCTTCTGCTGTCTAGCACGGATCATCGCTAAAATGTCTTGTGCTTTATCGCTGGAAGTAGCCTTAGGGACAACTACAGGTTCACTCTTTGTTTCTGGTTCGCTTTCATGAACATCACCATGACCGTCTACCGATAACTTCTTATTAGAAATGTTCAATGTGGAAGTTTCAGTAACATGCGGGGGTGCGGTAGTACCAGTAGAAGATACATCTAACCCATATGGACGATAGTAAGCACCAAACTTATCAGGATCATATGGCTTGCCTTCAGTACTGGCATCAAACATTTCCTTGATAATACGGAGTTCACTTTCGCTGGGTCTCTTTGGCAAGAAATCAGCAAGATTGAATAGACCATGAGCCTCAATGGCAGCCTGCTCTGCTTCAGTCAATGGGCTTTCACGGCGTGCCCAGTTTGAAGTAGAATAATCAGCATAACCACCCTTGCTAGTTTTCTTGACATTAAAATCTGTACCATTCAAAAAGTCAGTTGGGATGTTTTCCATTTCGGGATCCATCAACGAACTCTTAATGATAGTGAAAATCTGTGGGCTAATGACGAATCTACGAATAGGATTTGCAGGAGTCACATCATTGCCGATTGGGTTCTGACGAACAAAACCTTGAAAAATATAACTACGCTTCTTCCAATACTTGTTAGCCAATTCTTTGAGTGTATCATCTTTATACCATGGACGAACTTCAGCAAGAATTGGACAATTATCTCCATACATTTCAATACATGGTACTTGAACTTCAATTCGCTTTACGTTAGGGTCACCCTTAACGCCATTGAACGGGAGTTTGATGATTTGACGTTCTACCCAAAAGAAGGTATTCTTTGAATCTGCATCTGGAAGAAAACGTATTGTGGCACTTGTGCCTTCGTCCATATTCCAGTGTGGATAGATTGCGTTATCTGATTGGGTACGTTGACCCTGACCTGTCTTTTTGCTTTCTTGTGCCGCGAGACGGGCACGGATATCTGCTAGATTTGCCATAGTATAATCTCCTATATTGTATGCCTATGTTGAGCCTAAATGTGTTTTATGTTTGTTGTCGGAGACAACTAACACATAATGATATTATATACTAACGTCATCATGTGTCAATAATACTTATGCCCTGTTACTGAGCAAAATATATTATTTTATTGTGTATTGGGTAAATTACTTCAAGCCAGCCAAACGCTTGAGATCGGCAAACTCATGACTTTCATTTGCGCCAACTAATTTGCCAATATTATTGTTCTTGACTTTTTCAGTTGGGCCTAATTGACCTGCACGTTTTTGGTTAGCATCTAAATCTTCATCTAATTCTTTAATATCTAATCTGTCATAAAGAATTTGTGCTACCTCATCAGTATCAAGTTTGTGTGGACTATCCATCATTGATTGATATTCATCGATAGCACGATAGATATCATCACTAGATAAATTTGGCTGACCAGATAATGTATTCATAATTTCATCAGCAACTTCTTCACTTTGACTAAAACCTTCTTCTAAATCAAATGCTTTAAGATTTGATTTTTCTGTGTCTTGATTATGCTTTAGTGTTTCTGCACCGGGTGCTTCGGCCACATTTTTAAGTTTAGCGGGCAACATAGCAGTCATCTTTTGTGCTGTCTTGATGTTATCCATTTTATTAGGATGAAAATAAGCCTTGCTTGCTAACTTTCTATAATGTTTTGCAGCCAATTCATATTTTTTCATTAATTCTTCTTCTTTATCATTTAAAGGTCTGTTGTGTCTGAGTTTTAATCTTTCAATTTCTTTTTCAAACTGCTCTGCTCGTTTGTCTGCTTGGCTTGAGGCTAATTTCAAACTACCTATAGATAATTCATCAAGCATTTCATCGGCAGGTTCTGCTAATGTCTTTGTGGTCTCATCTTCTACTTCGGTGATACTTTCTGCCCATTCAGCCAATTCATTAACTTCAGTCATTTCTGTTATATTTTTTGAAAGTCTTTTGAGGATTGGCATTACACTTTCTATACGTGGGTCAAGTGTTTCTTGTACAAACAATTCATTTAAATTTGTTTCATCATCAGTCTCCTCATTTAAAATAGGAGAATAATTTTCAAAATACTTGTTATATCCTCTATGGCTAGCCATACCCTGTAATGTCATGCGCAAGCCATTATAGTGATTTAATCCTTCATTCACTAATTTTAATGCCGATTCATTAAACTGTCCATTGCGTGTGGCACGAACGAATCCTGCCATCTTTGTGTATTCTTCAACAAGACTAGTAATATGATGTCCTTTATCATCATAAGGTGTACCACCTTCTGCGATATGGCGTGCATATACTCTTGCTAGACCTGGGCGATTAGTTGGTAATAAGAATCTTTCGCCGTTTACATTTTCAACGAAAATTTTTGCTATGTTACGAAAACGTTGTTCGCCTTCTTCAAGTTGGCGAGTATGCTGTATTAATATTTTTACAGTTGGAACGCTGTCGTTATAACTAGCCTTTTTACCCATTGGGTAATAACCTTCTAACACTTGTTCTTTTTCTTTCATGACAGTCCTCTTTTTCATATCGCCTAATAATCTATCTTTATTATTAACATCAAATCCTAATAATTTTCGTTGACTCCAACGCTTTAAAAATTTTGTTAATGGTTCAAACTCCGAACTTTTAGCAAAGTCATTATTAACATACATCTTTAATTTTGTACCGTCTAGTGTAGCCCAAGATGTAATTTCTTTATCTGTTTTATTATCCTTAGTTGTAAATCTAAAAACATCTGCCTTTTCTATGTCATCGGTTGGATCACCCTTGCTATCCAAACTAACAGGATCATAATTTCTGCTGCGTAGAACGTCGAATAATTCTTTATAGATTGTTTCATTACTTACAGGCATAACTATATTTATTCAGAGTTTTTAGTTTATAACAGCGAAAAAGGGCAGTGGTTGGACGTATTCTTCATGGTCACGCATATGACCCTCAATATCCTGATGGAAGTCCTGCAATTGCTTTAACATTCTTACTATGAGTAGTGAGGCCATTACTAAATCGTCGGTTTCTCCTATTTTAGCACTATAACTACCACCTAAGGCTACAAAGGTTTTGAGTTCGCTAATTAAGGAACGACTATGCAATTTCATCTTTTTAGACTCTAATAGAGTCTTAAATTTTGCACAAGCGGTCAACTTGACTTTATGTGTGGTATTAAAGCCCTTACGTTTTTTCCCATATTCGCTAAAGAAAATGCCTGGAATATTACTTTCACCAAACTCATTTAATGATATTAATGCAGCCTCCCCTATACTATTGTTCTCTAAACTATAGTATAGGTTATTAGGCTCATTAGTACATTCTACGATGTATTTGTTTATATCCGCGAGTAATTTGATTTGCTGCGGTATCTCAGTCTTATTATGTTTCCATTCGCCTACTTGTTCAGTTGTGTTTGCTTCAAATATCTGTATGGCAGCAGGATCGCTTCCAGTACCCAAACTAGGGTCTAGGCCCACAACATAGATATTACCTTTTTTAGGCTTCTTATACCAACGTACTTGACCCATACGATCTATGGGTTCTTGCCCCTCTAGCATGATGAGCGTATTAGGATTGATAAGTGTTTCGTCTGCGATAATGAATTCGCAACCAATTTCACGATTGAAACGATCCTGACCCAACTGGTTTTTCATCTCCTCGGCCCACTTTTCATCACGACCGGGCTGTTCATGCCAATATGATCTATATGCCTTGAATCCGTTCTTACCTACATCTGTTTTATTACCGAACTCATCTTCTGTTTTGTTTGCACCCTTCCATATCAGTGCGAACTGATCTTCGTCACTATTTGGAGTACTTGTAATGATAGCCTTACCACCAGTTGCTAGAGTAGGTGTAATAGATGTCCAGAACTGTTCAGCGATTGTTGGTCTTACGAATGCGAACTCGTCAAGATATAACAATGTGATAGACATACCACGACCAGTATTTTCAGTTGTCGTGGCTGATACGATACGGCTACCATTATCAAAGAACAAACTACCCTTATTGTATGTCGCTACACCTGCTTTGATATGCATAGGGCAGTTTTCATAGGCATAACGAATACGCTGCATGATTTCCTGTGCGCCTGCATATTTGTGTGCTGCAATAAGAATAGTACTATCAGGCACAAACATAGCATACCACAATAGATATCCAGCAGCACTAGTGGTCTTACCACTTTGGCGAGGCATGAGTGCGATACTATATCTGTAATTGTGATATGTATCAATCAATCGTTCTTGGTAATCGTAGGGATGATACAACATGCTACCACGTGTAGGGTGTTGTATATAAAAGAAGTTATCCATAAAGTATAGATAACCCTTATCTGGATCACAACACTTAACAAAATCGTCAAGTTCTTTTTGGTCCCTAAATACAGTTTTGGTATAGGGACTTTTAATTAAAGTATCGGCACTAGCCATACATGTATTTACGCAACAAATCCAGGCTTGTAAACTGTTTTGCCACCTTCTGTGACTGCTGTTAGTTTTTGCTTACGATTTGCTCCTTCAGCATAACTAGCATGTACCCAACCACTGTTTGGCCCTTCTTTTGGATCATAGAATTCAAGTATTATTTGGTCGTACTCACAATTCTCACTGACCCATCTTGCGAGTTCTGGGTTTGGGAGTCCGTCGATTTCAAAGTCGACGGCTTGGCCATTACAGTGTTGAGACTTACTAGAACCACCAACAGCACTATTAAGGGCAGGGCCACGATAGCCACTGTTAATCCTAACAGGCTTATTAAAGTGCTTACGAACAGGTTCAAGAATTTTCTCACATACTTTTTTGAGGTTGGCTGCGTGTGCTGGTCCTGGTGTGTTATCAATACGTTTTCTAATTGCTGTTTCACTTTTTGTAAATTCACTTAATTTAAAATGTTCTGACAATTGCATGTCAGGAGTTACCGTTAATGCTGGCGTACTTGGTGCTGTTGCTTGAGGTGCTGAAACTGCCACGACGGGTGCTGCCCCCGCTGTCCACATAAAGTATTTTTTTGTTTTCTCGCTACGATCAGCAAGACCATGTGTGCCACCATTGATGCGTTTTGTAAGTGCTAAGATAGCACTATCAGTAATACCTTGATCGCAAATAGCCCATAGTTTATTTCTTTCAAAGAAAAACATAGCACTTTCAAATGCTAGTTCTGTTGCTACGATATCAGGGTTGCTCATGACATCGGGACGATTACAATATTTGCTAAATGCCAAATAGTTATCAC